GGAAGCCATCGAGGGCGGACAGTTGACGGTCGGCCACAACTACCACTTCGACCTGCGGTACCGGGACGGGAGCACGAAGCCGGCGCCCGCGAAGCGGATCCTCTGGCGCGATAAGACGCTCGAGATCCGGACGGTGGTGGACGACGACATGCTGCGGCGCCGGATCGTGGTGCAGTGCGCGGAAGTGCAGGACGCGAATGCCGCGGCGTAGTGCGGATCAGGTCGTCATCGGGGGCGTGGTGAACGCCCTCCTCGGATCGACCGGGGTCACGGGGCTGGTGTCCACGCGGGTCTACAACAACGTCCCGCAGAACACCGCCTACCCCTGCATCAAGGTCACGCTGCCGACCATCCGGCGCACGGACACGTATGGGCGGCTCGGCGCGACGGCACTGATCGACGTGGACGTGATCAGCCAGGCGTTCGGCGACTTGGAAGGGGCGCAGATTCTCGATCAGTGCGTCCAGACGCTGAACTTTACGGAGCCGTCCTTGAGCGGGCATCACTCGCTCGGGTTGGCGTGGGATGAGACGACGCGGTTTGCGGAAGTGGTGAACGGGATTGTCACCAGGCATCACGTCGCGAGCTTCCGGTACTGGACGGAGCAAAGCTCGTCGTGACGGAGGCGCAGGGCGAGCGCGTGATCCTGCTGCTGTGGGAAATCCTGCAACGGTTGGAAGCGTTCGCGGCGCCAGTCGAGGAACCGGAGGGCTGCCAGCATCCGGAGGAACGGCGGATCAGTCTTTCGACGTTCAACGACCCGAACCACTGGGTCTGTGGCGTGTGTCGGTTCGATAACAAGGCGGCGCCGACGTAGGCCCGCCGGCAGATACCAGGCCCCGTGAGGGCCGCCCAGATTCCCGAGGCCCTGTGCTGCGCGAAGAGGCCCCAACGCGCATAGCAGGGCCTCTTTTCATTTGAGATGGAGGCGCCTGAGAGGGAGCAGCGAGCGAGATGCCGAAACATATCTTTGAACAGTCGCCGGTCACGCTCAACGGCTTCGACGTCGCCTGCGACATCGAAAGCGCCGAGTTGATGATCGGGCGTCGCCCGGCCGTGGACGTCACCGGCCTGTGCGACACCTACGAGCAGTTCCTGTCGCCGAACATCCGGCGCTGGGGCTGCCGCTTGAACTACTTCGTCAACTTCGATTCCAGCAGCACCAGCTCCAGCTCGGGCGGCATCTATGTCGCGCTGAAGTCGGTCTTCGACTCGACCGCGTCGAGCGGCGTGTCGTTCGTCATCCGTGCGAGCACGGGGACGCGCTCGGCCTCCAATCCGGAGTGGTCGGGGCTCGTCGGGATCGATGGGGACTTCGCGGTCCACGCCGGGGCGATCGCAGAAGCCGCCAAGGGCAGCGTCACGCTCAAGGGCATGGGCACGCTGTCGTTCTACACCAGCTCCACGTAAACACCGAGGCCCAAGGAGGCCACATCGCATGGCGAAAGTCAGCGCCGCGCAGCTCGCGGCATTGTGTCAGCTACCGCACGAAACCGTCACGGTGCCCGTGTTGGGCGCCGTGATCGTGCGCGGGATGAGCGGGGTCCAGCGGGACGCCTTCGAGGCGTCCTGCATGGAGGGCCGCGGCAAGAAGCGCGAGTTCAACATGCGGAACGTCCGCGCCAAGCTTGTCGCCTTCTGCGCGGTGGACGACCACGACGATCCGATCTTCCCCGATGCGGAAGCCCTGGGGAACATCCGGGCGGATGTGCTCGACCCGCTCTACACGGTCGCTGCGAAGCTCTCGGGCATTTCCAAGGAGGACGAAGACGCCTTGGGAAAGCCTTTGGAGACGGAGACACCTTCCGGTTCTTCGTCTTCGGCCTCGCCCGCGAATTAGGGATGACGGTTGGACGCCTGCTGGCGGAGGCGAGTTCGCAGGAACTCTCTGACTGGCAGGCGTATCTCCGAGTGGATGCGCGCCTCCGGGACGAGCATCGGCGGAGAGCCACGGAAGACGTGCAGATCATGGGGTCGGAGTAGCAGCGATGTTTGAGCGCGCCAAGGCCGGCCAGTTCATGACGGTGCGTGAGGCGAATGCGGCGCTCCGCTCGCTGCCGGACTGGGCGAAGCGTGAGGTGCAGGCGGTCATGGACGGGACCGCTAGCGCCATCGCCATCAAAGCCACACGAAACGCGGCGCGCAATACGGGTCTCCTGCAACGCAGCATCACGTGGAAACGCCGGTCGGGGAAGCGGTCAATCGGTGCGGTGGTGGGCGTTGAAAAGGACGCCTACTACTGGCGCTTTCTGGAGTACGGCACGGTCAAGATGGAAAAACGCCCGTTCATCCGACCTGCGGCGATGTCCGAGGAGGACCGTCATCAGCGCGAACTGATCGCGGCGCTCCAGCGAGCGGCCAATCTGATGACGACCAAGCCGAGCGCCACATCGAGGTTGCTGTAAATGGCGACGCTCAACGTCATTTACAAGATCGCGGCGGACATCTCGTCGCTAGAGAGCGGTGTCCGCAAGGGTGTCGAATCACTGAACCGCATCGAGAGCGCCGCGTCGAAAGTCAACACGCGCATGGTCGCGTTCGGCTCGGCGATTGGGAGTTTCGCCGGGTCGCTCGCGAAAGACGTGTTCAAGGAGATCGCGCGAGACATCGGCGAGATCGCCCTGAACGGGGTCAGGCTCGCGCCCATTGTCGGCTCGTTCAACTCGCTCACGGCGGCGGTTGGGCAAAGCGGACAAGCGATGCTGGCCGCGGCTAGGAGCGGCACAAAGGGCCTGATCTCCGATCTGGAGTTGATGCAGGCCGCGAACAAGGGGCTACTCCTGGGCCTACCCATCACCGCGCAGTCGTTCGGATTGTTGTCGCAGACGGCGGTGGTGTTGGGCAAGGCGATGGGGCAAGGGCCAGTCAAGTCGTTCGATGACCTGATCACGGCGCTCGGTCGGTCGTCCCCGCTCATCCTTGACAACCTCGGGTTGTCTGTGAAAGTCGGCGAGGCCAACGAGAAATATGCGCGGAGCATCGGGAAGACCGCCGACAGTCTGACGGACGCGGAAAAGAAGCTCGCCTTCTACAACGCCGCGATGGACGCGGCGCGGGACAAGGTCGAAGCCGTCGGCGGCCTGCAATTGACCTTGGCGGACCGCGTCGTACAGGCGAAGGTCGCTTTCACGAACTTTACGGACGCGCTCGGCGTCGCCATCGCCACGTCACCCGTGATCAATGAGGCATTTGGCGCGGTCGCTGACGCACTCGCTGGCGCGTTTGGTGAGAACCAGACGGTGCTGGTGATACGCCTGATGGGGGTCGTCAACGATCTCGCGATCGGGCTCGTGGATGTAGCCAGCGTCGCAACGTCTACCGCGAAATACATCACGGAGGGCTTCTACCTCGTGCGCGGCGTCCTGTTCGGCGTCATGGAGGCGGTGGCGAACCTCGTCTACACCTTCCTCAAGGCCAATGCCTCGATCGCGGAGTTTGCCGCATCGATGCCTGGCGTGGGTAGTCAGTTCGCCGGCATGGCGCTCGACGCGCGGCGCGCTGCCGACGTGGCGGGCTCGGTGGCGGCCTCGTTCAAGCGCACGAAGGAAGAGGCGTTCGACACGATGGGCACCGCTGGTGCGGCATTCGATGCGGCCGGCGCATCCCTCGACGCGATGCGGACGCGGATGGTCGCCGCATCCAAGCAGGGCGCTGACGCCGCCGCGATCGCGGCACGGCTCTCCAAGGGCAATGACGACATCGCCGGATCAACGAAGAAGGCGTCGGACGAGGCGGAGCGATTCGCGAAGGCGTGGGCGAACTACACGAGCACGGCGGCGACGTGGGTGGCCACGCTCCAGACGATGAACGGCGCCGTCGTGGAAGCCGTCAAGTGGGACCTCGCCCACGGCAAGAGCAAGTCTGATCTCTCCGTGATTTACAGGCTTACGTCTGGGCAGATAGACGCCGTGGCGTCCGCGCTGGAGTTTGAAGCCCTCGTGGCCAAGGGATCCGCCGGGATCCATGCGACGCTGGCGCGGGAAGTCTGGAACGTCGAGACCGCCCTCGGCAAGCTGTTCGCGCGTCCGCTGGACTACCTGTCGATCCTGCCCAAGCTGAAGCCCGGCGCATGGATTGAGGCGCTGATTCCGAAGGGCCTCGGCGCGTCCCTGCGCGATGGTCTCTCCGGCGTCCTCCAGGGCATCCCGCAGACGCTGGCGAACGCCTTCACGGGTGGCGGCGGGTTCGGCGGCGCGGTGCAGTCCATCGCGACGCAACTCGGGTCCACGCTCGGCAGCACGATCGGCAAAACGATCGGGATGCTCGGCAGCTTCGGCGGCCCTATCGGCGCGGCGATCGGGTCGCTCGCGGGTCCGCTCGTCGGTCTGTTCGGGAAACTCTTCGACAACCCCGAGAAGAAGGTCAACCCGATCCGGCAGGCGTTCGTGGACGCGGCTGGTGGGCTGGATCAGTTGAACCGCCGCGCGCATGCGGCCGGCGTGACGCTCAACGCCGTGCTCGATGCGAAGACCCCGGAACAGTACAAGAAGGCCATCGAGGATCTGACCGCCGCGTTCGAGTTCCAAGACAACGCGATGCGGACGCTCGACGCGACGGTGAAGAAGTACGGCTTCACCATCGAAGAACTCGGGCCGGCACTCCAGCGACAGAACCTCGACAAGCAGGCCCAGGAACTCTTTCAGGACTTCAAAGTCCTGACGGCGGCCGGGATCGGGATCGATACCGTCCTCGCGCGGATGGGCGATTCCATCAACGCCTTCGTCGCGGACGCGCTGAAGACCGGCACGGAGATCCCCGCCGCGATGGCGCCCATGCTCCAGCGGATGGTGGAGATGGGCACGTTGGTCGATGCCAACGGCAACGTCATCACCGACCTCGAGGCCGCGGGCGTGAAGTTCGCGTTGACGATGTCTGAGGGCTTCCAGGCGCTGATCGGGGAAGTCCAGAAGCTCACCGAGGCGATCACCCGCGGGCTCGGATTGGCGATCGAGACCATTCCAGACCCAAGCATTACCGGAACGGTGCGGTGGCATGTGGAGCCACCGCCGAACATCCCTCGCGGCATCAACCTTGACGGCTCGCTCGACTACGACGGCGATCCTGTCACGCCGATGGCAAACGGCGGCGTAGGCACGGTCAATGAGCCGACGTTGTTCCTGGCTGGTGAGGCTGGTCCCGAACAGTTCGCGTTCTCTGGAGCGAACCGCAAGTTCGGTGATGTCGGAGGCGGCGGAGGTGTGACGGTCGGGTCCATCACGGTCCATCTGTCAGCACCGGATGGCGCGAACAAGGAACAGCTCGCGGCGACCCTGAAAGAAGTGCTCCGGACGGACGCGACGGTCTACGAAGCGATCGGCACCATCGCCGAGCGGCGGGTGGCCTGATGGCGCTGCCGTTCTACTACTTCCGTCCGTCTGACAACGTGGCACCGAACGCCACGCCGACCGTGGAGACCGGCACGGCGGACGCTTCGTATCCGGTCGCGAACCTGACGCTCCTGTCCTACGCGAAACTCGCGGCCCCGTCGAAGCTCGCGGAAGTCACCGGGGCGTGGCTGCTCGACTTCGGGTCGGCGCAGCGCGTGGACTACGTCGTGCTGTGGCACAACTTTGACGCCGGGATAACGGTCTCTGTGCAGATGAACGCCACGAACTCGTGGGGCGGTCCGACGGTCACGACCTCACCCACGATTCCCGCGAAGCGCGCAAACGGCTATACCCGCAAGATCGGCGTGGACCTGCGGTCGGTGTCGGGCTACTCCACGGGCGGGTTTCGCTACCTCCGCGTCATCGCCACGGGGAACAGCGTGCCGGTTGGCCTGAAGGTGATGGCGTTCTCCAGCGTCCGGCAGTTGTCGCAGGACTTTCTCCTCGGCCGTGAGGATGGCCAGCACCAGATCGCCATTGACATGATGACGGACGCCGGGGTGCCGTGGGCCTATGACATGGGCTCGGCGCCGCGGACGTTGCGTGGGAGCGCGGTCCTATCCGACACGGACATCGAGTCCGTGCGCGAGTGGTTTCGCGCGTGCGCTGGCCGGGTCACACCAACCGTGGTCGTGCCGGATACCGACTCCACCGATGCCTGGCTGGTGCGCTGGTCGCCTGGCGGCTTCCAGATTCAGTCTCCAGCCCTGCTTGCGCCGGCTCTCCAGAATACCAAGCAGTTCGTCGGCATCAACGCCGTGTCGCTCGCCTTCGATGAGATCACCGCGGGTGATCCGGAGTGGGAGTAGATGGCGACCCTCGGGCTTCTCGACAAGATCAACGCGCTCGCCGCGCGGATCCTGCAACTCGAGCGCGGCGTGGCGCTGCGTGCCGGCGTCATCACGAACACAAAGCTCGCGTCGATGGTGGAAGCTCGGATCAAGGGGCGGGCCGTTGGCGCCGGCACGGGCGCACCGTCCGACCTCACAGGGGCGCAGGCGACGGCCATCCTCGACGCCTTCGTTGGCGACTCCGGGTCCGGCGGGACGAAAGGACTGGTCCCTGCTCCGGCATCGGGGGATGCCGCAGCCGACAAGTTCCTGAAGGCCAACGGAACGTGGACGACGGTCGCAGGAGCCACGGGCACGGGCGATAGCACGGAAAGCACGGCGTTCGGCAGTGAAAGCCTCACCGGCCTCGGCGATCTGAACCTGTACAACAACGGCTTCTACGTCGGTCGGTACAGCGGGTCCGCCTGGATCCCGTGGGGGCCGATCTATCCCCTGACGGCGCCGAGCAATACCGGCTTCTCATGGGTCAACCAGGGTAGCGCGAGCCTCGTCACGACCAACGGCGGGCTGGTGCTGGTGGGGTCGGCGACGGGGTCCGGCGCGAATCTTCAGGGCCGTGTGAAGTCGGCGCCATCGGTGCCCTACACGATCACGGTCTGTCTCAACGCGGTGACGTTCAACAAGGCGTTCAACTCTTACGGCCTCTGGTTCCGCGAGTCGGGCAGCGGGAAGATCCACGTCTTCGACATGATCTGCACGACCAGCGGGTCCGGCGTGGTCTCCGGCGCTCGCGTCCTGCGCTCGAGTAAGTACACCAACGCCACGACGTTCAGCGCGGACTATCAGGTGGTCTCGTACTACAACGAGGTCCACTGGCTGCGGATCGCGGACGACAACACGAACCGCATCTGCTCGGTCTCGGCCGATGGGGTGAACTGGACGCAGGTCCACAGTGTCACGCGGACGGACTTCCTGACGGCCGACGAGGTGGGCTTCTTCCTCAGTTCAGAGAACTCCGCCACGCCGAACCTCGCGCCCACGGTCACGATCTTCTCGTGGAAGGAAGCCTGACGTGGCGCGCGTCGAGTGCTACGTCGGATCCTTCACCAAGCGCACCGGGACGGGGACGCAGTCGATCACCGGCGTGGGCTTCCAGCCGAAGGCGCTGGTGTTCTGGTCGGTCCTCCGTACGGCGACTGGCATGGAGACGTCCGCCGACCAGCGGCAGGTGTTCGGGTTCAGCGATGGCACGAACCACGCCGCCGTCTCCCACGCCTCCGCCACGGGCAGTCTGGACACGGCGAAGGGCCACCGGAACGACGCGGCGATCATCATCGTCGATCTCGATGACTCGCTGAACTCGGCCGGCGTGGTGTCGTCGCTCGACGCGGACGGGTTCACGTTCAACTGGACCACGGCGGCGGGACACGCGAGCGTCCTGATCAACTTCCTCGCGATCGGGGGGACGGAAGTCTCGGCCGCGGTGGGAGACATCGCGACCAACGCTGCGACGGGCGTGCAGAGCGTCACGGGCCTGTCGTTCGCGCCGTCGGCGGTGCTGTTTCTGGCGTGGCCGTTTGACAACGGGGCGACGAATGCCAGCGGCGGGTTCGGGCCAAATGGCGTGGGCTGGATCACGGCGTCTGGGCAGGGCGCCAGTTCCAACGACGTCGCCAGCAACACCGTTCGGACACGGTACCAGCGAAGCGATCGGTGTGTCGTCGCCGAGGGGCAGGGCGGGGTCGAATACGAGGCGCGGTTCGTCTCGCTGAACTCGGACGGGTTCACGATCAACTGGCTCACCGCACGAGCGGGGCGGCTGCCGTATCTGGCCCTGGGCGGGCTGTCCGCGAAGTGTGGCACGACCACAGCCCCAACAGCCTCCGGCTCGGCGTCGCTGGCCTTCTCGGGCACGCCGGCTGCGGCGCTGTTCATGTCGGGCGGCGCGGTCGCGAGCACGAGCACCAGCGCGGAAGACGAGTTCTCCTTCGGTGCCTGTGACGCCAGCCGGCAGCGCGTCGCGTGGTCCGCCGATCGTGATGCAGCCGGCACGACGGCCCGCTACCAATCCACGACTGAAGCGATCCTCACCGCGAACAAGTCGTCTGGCAGCATATCCACGCTGGAGTCATCCGCGAGCGCATCGGTCGGCGCGTCGGCGGTCTCGCTAACGTGGACGATCACGAACGCGGACAGCGCCGAGGTGCTGTACCTGATCCTCGGGGACGCCCCGCCACCGCTCACCTACGAGGATCCGTGCAGCATCACGGAGCCGCGCATCTTCGCCAAGATCCGCAACGCCACGGAGACACTGAAGATCGGCGTGCATCCGTTGCGTGACACGGCGGCGCTCGGCGGATATGCCGAGCCGCGGCTGATCGACATCGGCCCGATGACGCGGGTGTCCTCCGACGTCTCGACGGGGGCCTGGTCGGCGCAGACGGCGTACGCCAAAGTCGCAGACACGGATCGGTCCTACCGCGGTAAGTCCGAGACGCGCACGAGTTTCCGCGGGTCGGACATGGAGTTCTATCTGACCAGCAATGCCCAGCGGGCCGCCGAAGGTCCGCCGCGCGTGCTGTTCAGCGGCCGTGTCAACGCGGACGAAGCCGAGGAAAACCTCACGGTCGGGTTCCACGTCAACGACCTGATAGGGGATCACTACGCGCTGTTTGGGGAGGAAAAGCAGATCCCGCAGCGCGAGATCAGCGTGAACTTCTTCCCCGGCTGTCCAGTCGAGTCGCTGGGGCTGGGGGAGCCCATCGTGGGCGGTCGGCGCGTGCCGATGGACCAGAGCACGGCCAACTCAGACTTGGCCGAGGGCGTGGTCGAAGGGATCTACGTCGGGCAGCTCACCATCGGTGCCACGACCAGCACACCGGACGCGCTCACGCTCGCGGAGTTTGTGGGCATACTGCAAGATGCGCTGGACGACGGAACGCTGTATTCGACATGGGGGCCGCGGATCGGGTTCGGCGACTGCCTGCAACTGATCGAACTCGGCACGGTCCCGTCCACGGAAGCCGGGCTGGCGGCGATCATCGGACAAGGCGACCTCGACCGGGAACTGCACAACACCACGGCGACGGGCGGGAACACGTACGAAGCGGTCCTCGTCGCTGGGCACGCCATCAAGGAAGTGCTCGACGGGAACAACGGCAACCCGTCGATCTGGGTCGATGACGAACAGGTGGATCCGGCGCAGTTCGGCACGTCGGTCTGGTGTCCGCAAGTGCCCGGCTACACCTCGCACTGGACGAGCGCCTTCGGGGCGGACCTGTTCACCGACATCGAGGACTCGGACGGGAATACGCGCCGCTACACGCTGATCCTGTTTTCCACGGGCAGCACGTACGGGACCGCTGTTGCTGGTGGCGCTCGGGTCCACTTGGACTGCGTCGGGCTCGAGACAGCCGGCGACGGCACGGGCACGGCGATCACGGACTACTTCGAGCTGTATCGCCACGTCCTGATCAACTTCATCCTCCAGAGCTACACGAGCGGGTCGTGGCTGTCGGTGCCGACGTTCCTGTTTTCGGACGGGTCCACCAATCTGGACCGCGTCAACGAGGCGAGCTTCGACACGGCCTCCGGCGTGGCGGCGCTGTCGGTCACGGGCGGGTATCAGGGTAGTTTCACGATCAAGGACCGCTCGTCCGTCCGCGATGTGATCGCGAACTTCAACCTATCGGGCGGGTGCGTGCTGGCGCAGGACGACTACGGCCGGCTGTTCGTGAAAGTGCTCGACACGCGGCGGACGTCCTTCCTGCAAAACGCGGCCGGCGAGACGCACCGCACGCTGCGCGACAAGGTGGACATCCTGCCAGGCTTCCATCTCGAGCCGAAGCCCGAGTGGCAGGTCAACAGCCTGACGTATCAGTACGGCTGGAACGACTACACCGGGAAATACGAGCGCGGTGCCGGTGGCGGCGGGGCGGCGGCGCGGGTCTCAGACAGCACGTCGATCACCCGAGACGGCGAGATCCGCAAAACGATCACGCTGCCGTACGTGGCGCACGACGCAACGGCTGAAGGGATCGCGGACTACTACCTGTCACTGTTCAAGAACCTGCCCTACGTCGCGCACTACACCCGGCGCGGGCTGTGCGGGCTCGAGGACGACGTCCTCGATGGGGTGCCGATCACGCACTACAACGGGCGCGGGTCGAGCGGGTGGACGGATCAGGCGGTCTGGATCCTGTCGAAGACGTTCGACCCGAAGCGGATGGTGTGTTCGTTTACGGCGCTGGATGTCGAGTCGTTGATGACCTAGCCGCCCCAGAAGATCGGGACGGTGGCATACGCCAACACGGTGAGCGCGGTCGCCGCGAGGATGGTGACCCACTCACGGATCGTCGGTGGGTGTGGCGCGTCTGGCATGAGCCAGCACTGTACCACACGCAGGGGGCTGAAGCGGAGCGCGCAGATGACGGACAAACTTTCATCGTTGGTGAACAAGTACGGCGTCATCGGGGCGATCGCGGTGTTCCTCGTGTGGTGGATGGCCAACGACGTGACCGGCACATTGCGGGCGCTTGATCAGGCGCTCTCGGGGCATGTCTCCGAGACGAACTTCTACTTGCGGTCGATCTGCCTGAACACGGCGCAGACCGAGGGCCAGCGGGCCGGGTGTATCCCGCGGTGACACGCGACGACATGACGGCCCTCGAGCGGCAACTGACCGACCACGAAGACCGGCGGTTGAAGCCGTACACCGACACGACGGGCCATCTCTCCATTGGCGTCGGGCGCAACCTCTCGGACGTCGGGATCTTCGAGGACGAAGCCGACCTGATGCTGGAGAACGACATCGCGCGGACGATGGGCGCGTTGCTGCTGCGGGTGCCGTGGGCCGAACAGCTCGACGTGATCCGGCAGCGGGTCCTGATCGATCTGGCGTTCAACATGGGCACGGACGGCCTGTTGAAGTTCCATCGGATGCTCTCGGCGACTCGGACGGGCGACTACGACACGGCGGCGGCGGAAATGATCGCGAGTCGCTGGGCCGGTCAGGTCGGCCGCCGGGCGACGCGACTCTCTCGCATGATGCGAACGGGGAGAGACGAATGACCGAGGAACACGTGAACGATCTCAAGGTCTCGGCGGCGCTCCTGCTCGGGTTTGCCGGCCTCATCGCGGGGGCTGGCGTGGTGCTGTACGTCGTGTCGCTGGTGGCGCACGGCCTCGTGGGGCTGATCTGGTGACGAGCCAGCGGATCGCGAACGCGATCATCCTCGCCGGGATCGTCCTGATCGCCTCCTGCCAGCCGGCGTCCGCGCAGGGGCTCGACACGGTCTACACCGTCTCAGAGTGGGCGGTGCTTACCGCGCATTCGATGGACGTGGCGTCCACTCAACGCTGCCTCGGCGCAGGCCGCTGCACAGAGCTGAACCCGCTACTGGCACGCTATGAGTCACCTGTGACCTTTACTGCGGCGAAGTTCGGACTGGCGGCGGCGCAGTTGTGGGCCACGCGACGGATGAAGCGCACGCACCCGAAGATCGCGACGGTGGCGAACTTCGCCATCGCGGCGGCGTTCACGTCGATCGCCATTCGGAACGTACGCATCGGAGGGAGCTAATGCGGTTCGTGTCGGTTCTGCTCGCGCTGCTCGTCGCGGCTCCGGTCTGGGCACAGGCGGAGCGGGACGTGGTCGCACGCGCGAAGGCGGATCTCGTCTCGCGCGGTGTGGACCTGTCCGGGGAATGCGGGGCGTGGCAGATCACCCGGCTCGCGGCGTGGCGGCTGCGGGAGACCGGCGCTGGCCTGCTCGAGAAGCGCACCGGGGCGCAGTGCCAGGGCTTCGCGGTGGACGTGATCGCCTTCCCGGACGGGCGGACGTTCGACGTCCTGATCGACGGCGGGCAGACCAACGGCCCGGACTGGCGGCAACACCTCCCACATGACCCGGCCGTGGCGTCACGGTGGCGCCCGGCTCCTGAATCGGGGGATGCAGGGTCGGCGTCGGGCGGCGGGAGTGTGCCGCCAGCCCAGACCGTTGATCTCTCAGGCGTCTACTCGCGGCTGGAGTCGATCCGGGCGGAGCAGGAATCGCTCTATGCCCAGATCGAGCGCGTGTATTCGGACCTGCAGAAGAAGGCGGATCGGAACTACGCGCAGCTCCTCGACACGGACAAGCGGCTCGAGGCGCACGACAACCAGCCCGGCTGGCTGAAGAAGCTACTCACCAACGCGAACACGTACGCCGTGATTGCGGGTGTCGTCGGCGGGTGGGTGATGAAAGAACAGGCGGCGAAGTGAAGCGCCCGATTCTCGCTGGCCTGAAGTGGCTGGCCGTCGCGGTGGCGGAACGGATCGTCAAAAAGTGGGGGGGCAAGTGAAGCTGACGCGCGATTCCATCATTCTGCGGCTGGCGTTCTTCGCCTCCGTGCTGACGTTTATGGTGTCCAGCACCACGACGCTGATCCCGGTGGATTATGTGCCGTACGCGAAGGATCTCGCGGCGGTGTTCGGGTTCGTGGCGGGGTATCTCGGGACGTCGCCGCTGCCTGGGGCGGGCAAGTGATACGGCTGGGCTGTAGACTGTCCGCCTCCCTCGATTCCGAGGGGCTGGAGGTGGTTCCGTATGCGTGTGCTTCGTTCCTCGATTCTCGCAGTGGCGCTCGTCCTCGTGGCGGCGTCGGTGCAGGCGCAGGATATGGCTGTTCTCGCTGAAGTTCAACCGGCGCTGCGGCCGGCGGGCTTTACGGTGACGTATCCAGACCCGGCGGGCGGGCAAGTGCGCCTCCCGGCCAATATCAAGTCGCTGCGCGTGACGATCACGTTGTCTCTGGCGGACAAGCTCGCCACGGGCAAGACGATGCGGTGGGGCGTGTGGACCTCTCGCGACAGCGGGGCGACGTGGGTGGCTCATGCGGTCGGCGGCTGGACCTCGTATGGGCCGGACGGCTACGACGCGGGCGAGTTCGGCGGGTTGAATCCCGATCCCTACATCCAGATCGTGTCCTCGACCATCATCTCGGGCCGTCCGTTGGTCCGCGCGCAACTGATTATCGACCATGAAATGACGGCCGGGCTCCGGGTCGAGTCGGGACAGTAGCGTATGGCCCTCGCCCGTAATACGTCTGCCGACCTGGGGCTGCAAGTTGGCACCACGTCTTACACGGCTGCGTATACGGTGGGGTCGGGATCTAATCGGATCCTGTTCGTCGGGTTCTTCGGAGACAGCACGCGCGCCTGCACCGGGGTGACATACAACGGTGTGGCGATGACGAACGTCGGGTTCGTCTACACCAATGGTGCCGACCGCGGGATTGAGCTGTGGTATCTGCTCAATCCCGCGTCGGGATCCAACAACGTCGTCGCGTCGTTTTCGGCCAGCACCGTCGTCTGGGCGGCGGCGGCCGACTACACCGATGCGAAGCAGAGCGGGCAGCCGGACGCCTCCAATACCGGCGAGAACGCCTCCGGCACGACATCGCTGAACGCCAACCTGACCGTTGTCGCATCGAACTGCTGGGCCATCGCGGTCCTCCGTGAGAGTGCCGGCGGGGCCGTGACGTGGAGCGGCACCAGCAACGAACTGGTCGCGTCGGGCGGGTTGCACTTCGCGGATAGCAACGGCACGGTCAGCACGGGCTCGGTCACGGTCAGCGCGACGATGGGGACCGCGAACATCTACCGCATGATCTCGGCCTCGTTCGCGCCGACGGCAGGCGGCGGGACGAAGGCGAGCCCGTCGTTCCGTCAGTCTGTACGGTTTGTCAGAAGGAGCTTCTAACCTATGGGTCGAATCTACACAGTACCGTTCGCCTCTGGCACGGTCACGAACGCAGGCGGCAATGCGGACCTGTGGGAGCTGACCCCGGCCGACGACAAGCCGATCAAACTGCGCGGCATCATCCTCGGGCAGACATCCGAAGTTGCCGACGCGGCTGAAGAGGCTGTGAACATCTCCGTGATCCATCTGGCCGCCACGGTCACGTCTGGCAACGGCTCTGCCGTCACGCCGGTGGCGGTGGATGTGGGCGTAAATGCCGCGGCGGGGTTCTCGGCGGAGATCAACGGCGCCACGGTCGCGACGACGTCCGGCACGGCGACCACGGTCTACGAGTTCTGCTGGAACCTCCGCAGTTCACCCTATGAGGTGTGGTTCCCGGACGATCGGTTCTGTCCGGTGGCTCGCCAGGCGGCGGCGCTCGTGATCCGGCTGAACACCACCGTGGCGGATGACATCACGTTCGCGGGCACCGCGATCGTCGAGGAGGAGTAACCCGTGGCGAGCTACGTCAAATATCAGAACTTCGTCGAGGACTTCGGCAACAAGGTTCACGACCTCGTCGGGACCAACGACACGCTGAAGGTGGCGCTCACGAACACCGCGCCGAACGTGGCGACCCACGCGGTCTTTGCCGACATCACCGAGATCAGCGCGGGATCTGGCTACACGGCCGGCGGGGCAGACACGCAGAACGACGGCAGCGAGTCGGGCGGCACGCTGACGGTCACTGGCGTCGATGTGACGTTCACCGCCAGCGGTGGGTCGATCGGGCCGTTCCGGTACGTGGTCCTGTACAACGACACGCCTGCGAGCCCGGCCGACCCGCTGATTGCCTACTGGGATTACGGCTCCAGCATCACGCTCGCGGACGGGGAGTCGTTCACGGTCAACTTCGGCGCCAGCTTGTTCACGGTCGCCTAAGTAGTCGATGCGGTTTACCTTCCGGCCGCCACGCCGCCCCAAGCGGCATCGTGCGCCGGTCTTCAGTCGTGCGCTCACCGCCTACACGCTGACGGCGGTCGCGGGCGTCTACGCCCTCACCGGGACGGACGCCACGTTCTCGATCGCGCGTCAGGTCGCGGCGAGCGGGGGAACGTATACCGTCACGGGGACGGCGGCCTCGCTCGTCAAGGGGTCGAGCCTCGCTGCGGATGCTGGGTCGTACAGCCTGACCGGCACGGCGGCGGCGCTGCTGAAGGGCAGCCAGGTCGCCGCGGCGGCGGGCAGTTACGCCGTCACAGGCACGGCGGCCGATCTCGTTAAGGGCAAGGTTCTCGACGCGGCTGCTGGCAGCTACAGCGTCTCAGGCACGGCGGCCACGCTCACGGCGTCTCGCACGCTCTCGGTGGATGCTGGCAGCTACGCCGTCACCGGAACCGCGGCGGCGCTCGGCCGTCAGTTCACCATCGACGCCGGGGCGGGCTCCTATGCGCTGACGGGCACGGCGGCCACGCTGACCTCGACGCGCACCATTACGGCGACGGCTGGCAGTTACGCGGTCACAGGGACGGATGCGACGCTGACGTACGACGACGGCGAAGTCGATCCCGACGTGACCGTGGACGTGATCTGCCAGGTGCGCGAGACGCCGACGACCGTTGTCGTCCGTGAGACCCCGTCTGGAGTGGTGATCTGATGAGCACAACGATCAAGGACGGCGGCCTTGTCACGAAAGACCCCAGCGACGTCGAGGTCTACCAGTTCGATTGGGACACCGACAACGGGCTCCCGGCGAGTGTGACGATCGCGAGCTTCACGGTCACGGCCACGGCGGTCCGGCC